ACCATCAGTTTCAAATTCATTAAAGATAAAACTGGATCACTTAAAAACATTTGATGCACTAACAGAAAATCAGCAGAAGTTTTTTGATGCATACAAGCGTGGAGACTATTTCATTGGCCTATTTGGTTCTCCAGGTGTAGGTAAAACATTCTTGGCAATGTATCGTGGACTAGAGGAAGTCCTAGATAGGTCCAACCCATTCAAACAAATTGTGGTAGTTCGTTCAGCAGTTCAGGTAAGAGACCAAGGTTTCGTTCCTGGTTCGTTGGATGAGAAAATGGAGATATACGAGACACCTTACAAGGAAATCTCGGAGACTCTCTTTGGTCGTTCTGATGCATGGGACAGACTAAAGGAACAAAGCTATGCCAGATTTATTTCTACTACTGCCATTCGTGGTATTTCTATTGATGATGCTATTATTCTTGTAGATGAATCACAGTCAATGACATTCCATGAATTGAGTTCAGTTATTTCCCGTGTTGGCCATAGGTCTAAAATCATTTTCATTGGTGACCTGAAACAAAATGACCTGATTAAATCTAAGAATGATGTATCTGGACTGAAAGAATTTCTAAATGTGGCAAGACACATGGATGAATTCAGTGAGATTACCTTTACACCTGATGATATCGTGCGTAGTTCGTTGGTGAAATCGTTTATTGTGGCCTGTGATAAGTTAGGAATTTAACGGATAAATATAGGTCATAGGAGAACCATAAAATATGGCAATAACCGCAAACACCACGACAATTATATACAATGATGCTACGACACAATCTACAGCAGACCTTGGTTATATACCATGGACAACACCAAGTAGAGTGGTTGGAACAACATATACCAATAGTACAGGTCGACCAATAACTTGGTGGGGTACTATTGGTAATAATGTTTCGACTTCTAACATAGAAGTGAGGGTTGATGGCGTAACGATTGCTCGATTGTATGATTTTTCAAATACATCACAACAAAATTATGCTGGTTTTTTTGCAGTTATTCCTAATGATTCTACATATGGTTTGTTTGTAACACAAGGAAGTCCTGTTCTCTATTATTGGGCTGAAGCATGAGTATACAACTATACAACGGAAATAATACTATTATTTTTAATAATGGTTCTTATCAAACTGATGTTGCTATATGTACAGGACAAACTTGGCAGTCATTTTCGAGAACTGTTAATACACTTTATACAAATAGTACAAGTAAAACAATTGTTGTGGCTATAACTGTGTCAATTAGTAACAGTCTAGCGACAGCGGCAACAATAGATATAGATGGTGTTCCTTTAGGTAGACTTGGTTGTAGTAACGGAAATCCATCAGGTGGTAGCAATCGTTATCAAGCACAGTTTTATGTAAAACCTGGTTCTACATATAAATTTACTACTGTAGCAGGTAATGGTAATCCAAGTATTGCAATATGGGCGGAGTTAAGATAATGGCAATAACATTAAATTCAACTGGAATAATTTTTAATAGTGGTAATTTCAAATCAACAGGATCTAATTTTGGAACTGGTGGCCAAACTTGGCAATCTGTTTCAAGAGCTTTGGATACAACATACACTAATAGTACTGGTAGACCAATATTGGTTGTATTTACTGTTCGTGGAAATGCTAATAGCAATTCTTATGCGGATTTTTATGTTGACGCAATTATACAAGGATCATCTGGATCAGGTAGCGCAACAAGAGATGGTGTAGATAGTCCAATCTGTTGTATTGTTCCAAACGGTTCTACATATACTTGTAACGTTGGAACAGGCAGTCCATCTCTACAACTTGCATATGAATTTAGATAAAGGAAAAAAATGAAACATTATAAAGACTCAAACAATCAAATATGGGCTTTTGAATTGGATGGAAGCCAAGACCATTTAATCAAAGATGATATGGTTTATGTTACAGATGAACAAGCAGATATTATTCGTGAAGAAAATAGAGCAGCAGCTGATGCACTATTCAAAAGCACTTTAGATTACAAACAACTACGTCAATTTGAATATCCATCTATTGGTGACCAACTTGATGCTTTGTTTCATGCTGGTGTTTTTCCAGAATCAATGGCAGCAACAATAAGAGCAATCAAAGAAAAATATCCAAAACAATAAAAATTTTAACCATGAGTATATTATGTTCAATTACTGTCCACCTAAAGTATTACCAGACCTAACTTCACAAACATTTCCTGATGGTAAACGTTACTATGTCACACCAGCAGGAAACAAACTCCCATCTGTAACCACAGTCATTGGTGCTCAAAAGAAGGCATCCATTATGGCTTGGCGTAAGCGTGTGGGTGAAGAAGCAGCCAACAAAATCTCTAAACAGGCCAGTTTCCGTGGTACAAATGTGCATACATTATGTGAAAGATACCTAAATAACGATAAGTTAGGTGACATTATGCCGGATGCCAAAGAGATGTTTATCGCATTGGTACCATTACTTGATAGAATTGACAATATACATTATCAAGAACAGGCACTATGGTCTGAGCAATTAGGACTTGCTGGTCGTGTTGACTGTATTGCTGAGTTTGATGGCGTACTTTCAGTCATTGACTTTAAGACTTCTAAACGAATTAAACAACGTGATGATATTCTAGATTATTTTTGGCAGGAAACTGCGTACAGTCTTATGTATGAGGAGCTTGTTGGTCAACCTATCAATCAGCTGGTGACTATTATGGCGATTGATAACGAACCACCTGGCTTGTTTATTGAAAAAACGGAAGACCACATAGATGGTCTAGTAAAAGCAATTCAATTTTATAAAGAGCAAAAATAAAGGATTAGAAGATGGCACAACAACGTTCTGTTGTAGATGTACAGCCAGCTGGAATGGTTTCAATGTTTGGTAACTCTACTGTACCAACAGGTTGGTTACAATGTAATGGTGCTGCTGTATCACGTACTACATATTCAGATTTGTTTGCAAATATCGGCACCACTTTTGGTGTAGGAGATGGTTCAACTACTTTTAATCTTCCAGAATTGCGTGGTGAATTTATTAGAGGTTGGGATAACTCTAGAGGTGTAGATTCTGGTCGTACATTTGGTTCTTTTCAATATGCTACTGGAATGGATGAACAGGCATTACAAGATGCTGCACTTAGATTAGATAATACAGATAGTACTGCATATAATGTACGAGGTGTGAGTGGTGTTCCTGGAGATAATAACACAGGAAGAACATACAGTATGTACAAAATACGACCACGTAATGTAGCGTTTATGGTTTGTATTAAATATTAAGGTATAAAAGATGGCACAACAACGCACATTCGTAGATGTACAACCAGCTGGAATGATTTCGCTATTTGGCAATTCTACTGCACCAACAGGTTGGTTGCAGTGTAATGGTGCTGCTGTATCCAGAACAACTTATTCGGATTTATTTGCAGCTATTGGTACAGTATATGGTGTTGGTGATGGAAGTACAACATTCAATGTTCCCGAATTACGTGGAGAATTTGTCAGAGCGTGGGACAATTCTAGAGGTGTAGATCCTGCTCGTACAATAGGTTCACGACAAGATGCTACCGGTGTTGATGATAAAATTTATCAAGGTGTTACATTGGGTCATGACAATATAGATGGTCCTTCCACATACAATACACAAAGTGTTGCTTCAAATCCAGGTAATGCGGATACAACACAAACACATTATCGTTATAAAGTACGACCACGTAACGTAGCATCATTATATTGCATCAAATATTAAGGTATAAAAGATGGCACAACAAAGAACACTTGTAGATTTACAACCAGCTGGAATGATTTCCAGTTTTTGTGCATCATCAGCACCAACAGGTTGGTTACAATGTAATGGTGCTGCTGTATCTAGAACAACTTATTCGGATTTATTTGCAGCTATTGGTACAGTATATGGTACTGGTGATGGTTCAACCACTTTTAATGTTCCTGAAATGCGTGGAGAATTTTTGCGTGGATGGGATAATTCTAGGGGTATAGATTCTGGTCGTACAATAGGTTCACGACAAAATGCTTACGGAACTGATAACCAAGCTCCACAACGAGTTGATGTGGGTTTTGATAATAATGATGGACCTTACTACACACAATTTAGTGGATCATCATCAACTATTCAAACTGGCGCTAGTCGTACTGTAAGCCGATATAAAGTACGTCCTCGTAATGTGGCATTATTAACGTGTATTAAGTATTAAGGAGTTTTAAATGGCTAATGTAAAAATGGTTGCACAACTTGATGCTGATGGTTATTTCCAAGGAATGACAACAGCACAAGAATCACCACTTGAACCTGGAATTTATTTGATGCCAGCATTAAGTGTTGATGCTGAAGAACCTGCACCTATGCAAGACCATTTGCCTGTTTGGAATCATACTTTGAATAAATGGGACTATGTAATATCACAAAAACCTGTTGTTACCTTATTGAATGATGGTGATATACCAAATTATATCATCCAAGCAAATACCGGCAATACCTCACCAAACAATTGACAAACTATATAATTTAATGTATAATGTGAAGTTATGGTTGTATGAAGCAACTTGAAATGTGTTCTGGACGGGGGTGCAAATCCCCCCACCTCCACCAAAAGAATTCTTCATCCTGTATAGAGACAGACAAGTGCTATAGACTATACTAAAGAGTTCTTTTGATGGGGGTGCATAGTTTCGACAGGGCAAATAGTACAGAAGTGGACAACTCACCAGAGTAGGTGTAAAAACTAAAACAAACGTAAATGCAAACGATAGCTCTTATGAGTACGCATTAGCAGCCTAAACACTGCTTAGGGTTTTTGGTAGTTTATCCTCGTAACAGAATTAAACTACTACAGTATTAACACTGGTGTAGATTCATGATTATCTCTGCTTGACATTCTCATATCTGTCCATATATAATCCAGTTGCAACAATTCGTTGTGACATTATAGGAGAACTAATATGAAATGGTCTACACCACAAGCAAGCGATATGAGATATGGGTTTGAAATCACTATGTACATCGCTAACCGTTAAAGAGTTTTGGTGGGTTTACTCTAAAAAGAAACCCATCATTTTATTAACAACAAGGAGTTTTAATTGAAAAAAGTAGTTCTAGCAACAATCCTAGCCTCTGTATTCGGTATCGCA